TTAGTTTCTTTTACAAATTCAATCTTCATATAATTCGTTTTTTAAAAGTTCAAGTTCTGCATTGTGTTCTACCCAACGAGTAAACGTGTAATCGTCATCTTCGTAATCGTAGTTTTTAGGCAATAAAGCAGGGTCATAAGGGTTTGATGTACTCCTATCCCCGTCAATTAATATGTTCCCGTATCGCTGATATTGGAACATTTGGTAGGTGGTTAAATGTGTCATTTTGTGTTTTGTTTACACAAATATACAACAATACACAATACAAAGTGCAAAACTATTAAAATATTTTAAAATTATTTTTGCAACAATGTTGCATTTGTACTTAGAAACGTACAAAATAACGTACAAAGTAAAGCTAAAACTTTACAAATTATGTAATAAAGTAAAGGTATAACTTGCCAAAGTCGGTAGTAAAATGCAGCCAAAAGTAGTAGAATTACTACCTTTTGTTGTACTAAAGTGAAACTTTATAATAACTTTTGGAAGTAAAGTTTGTCAGAACCCCCGTATGAATATTCGGGTAAGTAAAGCCTAAACCCACACGAGATTAGGTTATTAGCTGAAGGAAAGTTATCAAGTGTTGTGTATGTAATAGCTATATGGCAAAATGTAGATGCAGCTTTAAGCCTTGTTTTAATCATTCGTCTTTGTATGCCTTGCCCTCTATAATCTTTATGTACCCACGCCCTGTTAAATATGCAAATGCCTTTAGAATAAATTGAGCCGCAATAAGCAACAATTCGGCTCATATCGTCAAGCATAACCCACCATTCACGATTGAACTGGAACTCGTCTGCGCAACCCTTAAAGTTAGGATTGGTGTAATCTAATTCCCTTAATTGCTCGTAGGTATCTCGGTCTAATATGTTGCCGAAGCTAAATATCTTTTTGAGGCGCATTGGTTAGTAATAGTTTTTTTAAGTATAGTGCTAAATCTAAAGCCTCTTCGTAAGCGTGTTGCAACCATTCGTCTTGGCTTAAATCGGTTCTATCCATTGTAGTTCCGTATTCCTTTAGCCCCCTTACTTCTCTTGCTTGTAAATCTTTTATTGTTTGGTCAAGTATGTTGCTCATTATTTGTCTGTTTTGCTATGTATCTTAAAACAAGTTTTGCACTTGTATTGTATTTTCTTTACACCAGTTGCGGTTGTTCTACGAAGTGAAATAATTAAGTCATCGCTTCCACATTCAGGGCAAGAGCCTCGGTCTTGTCCGAAGATAACTCCGTAATGTGTTTTAGGTTCGATGTGGTTTTTAAGTGCGTTAAATACTTGCTCTAATAACACAACATCTTTTTGGCAGTACTTAATCATTTTAGCCATAGCCATTTTATCCTTATGCAGAACAATGTCTTTCCATAAACTATATTCTGTTTTAATCTTAGTGCCAATGCCTAAGTAGTCAGCTATGTAATTAAGCTTGTTGCTATTAAATCTAAACTTTTGCCTTGCTACTTTTAACGTATCAATAGTAACGTAAGAAGGGAACATTTCAATCTTATGAAACAAGCATCGTGTTCTTATCCACGCTAAGTCGAACTTGTCGCCATTATGCCCTACAAGTTCCGAAGCCGTGTTTGCTACTTCAATAAAACTTTGTAGCATCTTTTTATCGTTCTGTTTGCTATCCCATTGTAAAAAGTAAACTTCTTTCTCATCTTCCCACTTGTAGCAGATGCAAATGATAGCACGTTCTTTAATGATGCTTTCGGTAGAGATGTTTAATTTAAAACCAGAAGTCCAAAAGAAACCAAGATTTGGCGAAACTTCAATATCGAAATAGAGACGCTTACGTTTAGATTTGAGCAAGTTGTTTTTTGTCATAATACCTTTTTTTCACCTTTTCTAAGATGCGTTGTTTATTTTGTAAATACCAATCGTGTTTATACTTTACTTTGTCTTTACATCTACCATCTTTATAGGTCGGAATTAATTCAGGTCTATTACAAATATGCATTCCGTGTCTAACTGAATGTCTTATATTTTCTGCTATTGTAACATACTCTAAATTGCTCGGTCTATTATTTGTTTTTACTCCATCTTTGTGATTAACTACATAATCTTTTGGTCTTTCTCCTAAAATAAAATTAGCCACTAAAGAATGAATTGGAAATGTTTTATTATTTAATTTAATAATTAAATAACCATAAGCATTTTCCCATTGTTTTAGTTCTCTACCTTTAGCGTGTTTGGAACTACTAAACACTTTTACTTCTCCTGTTTCTAAGTTTATGCTTATTTCATAATACTTAGGCATCTTAAACGTTTTTATCATATTCTTTGATTTTCTCAAAGATACCAAACTTTATTCATTCAACAATTATTTTTTGCTGAATTTATCTATTGTGGTGTAACCCATAGCAAATAACGTAAGATACAACACGGCATCTACCAACTTATCGCTTGGGTTAATTTTTAAGATTATATTTAAGAACAAAGAAATAAAAAGACAAACGCTGCCAAGCATAGCCACTACTCTTTTGTGGCTAATACTGTTGCTTTCGTCTGATAATAAATTAACTAATATAGTTCTAAATTTGCTCATATAGTTTAGCTTCAGCCTCTCTCCGCCTCACTAATCCTTTAAGCACCACATTGTTTGCTCTTGTCCACTTCATAAATTCTGCCCTAATGCTCTGGTCTTTAGGGTTTGCGTTTACCTTCCTTAGTAAAGTGCTTCTCCTAAAATTGCCCATACCTACATTAAAAGCAAACGAAACAATCGCAGAAAAATTGTTTGCCGTTACATTTGATTTTACAAGCACATCTACATCTTTTGCAAAGTCATCGACTATTGCGTTAAAGTAATCTTCTGCCTGTTGCTGCGTAATTACATCGCCTTCCTTTACTTTTGTTCCGTCAGGGTAAAAAGTCAAACCCCAAGAAATAGTCCATAAACCCGCAGGGCATTTGTATGCCTTTAACTTGCAGCCTTCAAACTGCTTTATTAAATCTCTACCTGCTTTGTTTACTTCCATAATCTATTCCAATATGCTAAAATTAACACAATCGCTATTATTAGACCGATTAGAGCCTTCCAAAAGTTATTTGCAGTACTTACCTTGTTTTTATCTACAATCGAAATTTGGGTACTTTCTGTGCGATTAAACGCTATCGTATCTTTTTTAACTAAGCTATTGTCGGTTTCCTTCTCTTTTGTCTGGTATACCCACTTAGTTACGATTTTGGGAACTACTATAATGCTATCCTTTGTTATACGGATTGTATCATAGATAGTAACCTCTTTTGTAAATACCTGCTCCTTTTCTATAATCTTGGTAACGCTATCATAAAAAGTAAGATGCACGGAGTCAATCTTAGTTGTCCCCGTGCTATCAAATCTCTTTTCGAACTTCTTGACCGAAACGCAAGATGTAAGTAATAAGGCTAAAAGTATTATTCTCATTTAAGTTTCTTAGTCATTTTCCAATAGTACCTAATAGCCATACCGCCTGAAACAATAGCAACCAAACTCGCCAACAATGTGAATAGTGGTTGAATACTCGTAATGCTTAATGTAGCACTTACTAAGGAAACGATTGTTGATTGGTCTGCTTGGTTGTTATTTGCCATTATAATTCTTCTTCTTCTTGTTTGTTAAATTCTATGCCAGTAGTCCAATCTTGTAAGAAGGTAAAATCTTCTAAGCCCTGGGGATTGACTACGTTAATTATTTGAAAATCAAATTCTTTATCATTTAGCGCATCAATATCTTTGGTAAGCTTCTTGATGCCTTCTTTAGAGAATTTGTAATTTCCTTTGTCATCAAGTAACAAGCAATCCTTATCGTCTGTCTGCGCATTGTCTAAACGCAAGATTTCAACTTCGGCTTGATAGTCCTCGTGATGTTGTTTAACCTTCTCGTAAATTTTTACAAGTTTCTTTTGTGTTTTAGTTTCTTGGCTACCGATAACGGCATTAAGGTTGCTCACTAATTGGAGCAGTTGTTTGTTCTTCATAGTTTGTTTTTGTTTGTAAAGATAATTGTGGATTGCTAAACGGCAAAGGTAAATTTACAATCGGTGGGTTTTTAAGGTT